GCGTCGGTTGCGTCTTTTATGGCAGTGAGTGCCTCTTGTATGGTCTGTTCTAAAATTGTGAACTCATCTTTGCTTTCTATTCCTGACGCATTCACAATTGATTTTTTTATTTCCAGACGAAAAAGAAAGCTCGTAACCTTTTCAGTTTCCCGGTATATCTGTATCTGTCCCAGGCATGTCCCTGTTTCCGCAAGCATCTGTGTAGTTGCCTTTACAGATACGGAATTGTCCCGTATCTCTGCATTACGGTAACTGGAAAGGCCACTGGGCTTCTCAATATATATTTTTGCTGACATATCACTTGAAAGCACGATATCCTGTGCCGAAAATAAAACTTCCCGGCCAGAATCTCCCTGGACCATTTCTATCCTTGCTTGTATCCCATCCCGCAGGAAGTATACCGGTATGATATGCTGTATCATCCCTTCACCTTCTTTCTCTTTCAATGGATTCCCGGTATCCACCTTACAAGATAGACACCCTTTGGCGGCGGAGGGGCTACTCCCTGCAGATATCTGCGTACCTCCACCAGTTTTCCGTCGTGTGTATATGCGCTGGCGGTCTTGATCCGTGGTCCTATGCCCGAACCATGGCCCACGAACTGGTCATCACCTAGATACATCTCTACATGTGTCGATGCAGCCGGATTATCACTGGTTCCCCAAAACACCAGATCCCCACGCTTCGCTCCGGAAATCTGCTGCATGTCCAATGAAAACACGTCCTCATAATTGGGGTTGTGCCATACCAGATCACCGTGCTCCATCTGGTCCCCGGTCCATGTCCCAATCTGTATACCTGCCCCGCGCTCAAATGCCTTCCACATCAATGACGAACAGTCGGAATATCCTGTGGGTTCATCAAATACACGTTCCCTCAGTGCCCCATCCTGGGAATATGTATTTTTCCCAACACGGCTTAACACAAGCTGCACAACATCCTCAATCTTGCTCTCTCCGTATGTAAGATTTTCAAACCAATATCGTGCATTCTGTGTCCTCTGTTCCAGCTCCGGTATTCCTGGTCTCTCATAATTCCGCATGAACGCCTCTGCTAAATATTCCGGGGATTGCGTGGATTGTGTAAAAGCCGAAAAAGAGAAATTAAAAGAGGAAGTGGCAATCCATTGCTGGTTGTTTGCCACTTCCCATAAAATACATTCCAATTGTCCTTTAAAATACGCTGTCGGATTACCGGTATTATTTCCCCATGGATATCCTCTGGCATCCGCCCATGATGTATACCCTGTTGCTGGTGTCCACTGCACCAGGCCATATCCGCCTGACATATTCCCGTATCTAAGGTCCTGCCACAATCCCGGGTTCATGGTGGATTCCCGTTCCATGTTCCCCAGTATTCCCGCTACTGCATTCTGTGTCCAGCCATTCGCTATAAGATAATCTGCAATGTACTGGGCATTGTCCCTCATCTGCGATCGTTCCAGGTACATATTGCTTATAATAAGTGCCATCTTTTGTCCTCCTAAAAGCTTCCGCTTTTGGTGTTTCCGCCTGTACAGTACCCGTTTGCAAAATCCAGATATGTCCCATCTGAGAATTCTGCCCGGCCGCTCTTAGCTCCCTGGATGTAGGTCCCACTGTCTTTCGCTCCTGTCTTCCCGAACTTCCACGCGTTCAGAATGCTGTCTGAAAACTGGATCACGAAAGAGCCGCTCTTCGGCCCCAGAGTCAGCGAGGGGCTTATCCCCCTCAGGTCCCCGGTCGCATCGTCTAGTACGGCTCCTCCGCTCAGCCGGAATACGCTCACCGTTTTCCCGTTATAATTGGATAAGAGGTTTACTGCCCCCGGCGTGATGCTCACGTACAGTCCGTATCCCGCACGTTTGGATTCGATCTCTCCCTTCAGCCGCGCATTGTTCATGGAGATCTCCCCCGTGTCCAGGTTGATATAGAACCCTTCCCCCGTCTCCTCATTGTAGTTTTTAGAGGCCAGGAGGCCAGCCACGATGCAGTCCGCGATGAACCCATAGCCTGTCCCAAAGGTCCTCCAGTCCCAGTCCTTTCCATCTGCGGTACGCTTCGCTGCGATCATGAAGCCTTTTGTACCTATGCACATTGCGCCATAGTCCGGGCTTTCCGGGTCCAGGTCTTCGCATATCATTGCCACAACTTCTGCCTTTTTCGCCCTTGTACTCTGTGCTCTTAGTTGTGTTATGGCAGCGTTCATGATCCCTATAATCTTTTCGCCTTTCAGTCCTCCGTTTTCTGTAATCGCTTTTGATGCAGCTTGCATTACCAGTGTCATTTTGTCAAAATAATTTGACTCGATATCTCCGATATGCAGGTCCGATATCCTTTGCAATACACAGTCATATGTCAGACTCGTCACCCTGCCCTTTGTCACGATATCCATGTTTTTATTTTCGCACTCTATGCTGTCTCCTAGGTTTATCTTTACAAGGTCCTTGATTTCCTCGTACTCTACTGTATTTTCCAGCGGCACAAAGTCTATATCATATGACACTTCCGGTTTATCAACTCCATTTGTAAAATCCTGCTTCGCACGTTCCACAAGGGCGGCCTGCAGGTCTTCCAGTGTCTCAAAACCCTTTTCATCTTCTCCTGTACAGTCCTCTTGCAGTTTAATGTCACTGTACTGAACAACTTTTGTATATACAATGGGATACTTTTTGATATTCGGACTATCCACCCATGGCTTATCCCCTTCCAGCATGTAACCGTTATATGCTTCTGGGATGATCCTGGTGATCACATTGTCGAAATTGACATGCTCTTTGATACCCTGCAGGTTATACCCAAATGCTACTCTGGCCCCATAATCACCACCAGCACGTTTATTTACGATCACATGATAATTGTTATAAATCGGTTCTCCACCCCAGCGGTTGATAAAGCTGTTTTCGTCATCTCCGTTTATTGCCTGCAGGAGATTCATTTTTATAAAATACGCTGTCCTGGAACTCCTTATATCAGACTCGGCAGTATACTGTGTTCCCTGCGTTAAAATCTGCAATGCTTCATTTCCGGTTTTATTTGTAGGCCGTTTATCAAGTATCGCAACCTCTTTTCCACAATCATAAAAGATGGGATATGCTTTTGCGGTCACTCCTGAATCTGACTTTTCATGTTCATGGATTCGGAATAACTGTCCTTCTCCTATATTGGTGTCTGCTTTTATCACGGCTCCTGATTTTATCAGGTTCAAATTCCTATCTGACGGATTCTCCAGGGTTAATTCCCATGTGCCTTTCAGCACTTCTTCTACTTCACAGGATATTGGGTGTAAAACCGCATCACCATTTTTTTCATAATCCTTGTTTCCCGCTTCATAAATCTGTATCATTCGCTCCTCCATCTCGGTGTAATATAAAAGTCAAATGCACTCCCGGTCATAAGTTCATTTTTTCCTGAAACCAGCCGTAATTGTTCGTAATCACCTGTGATCTTACGGCTTGCCTTTTCACCGTCTGGCTTGTATGCCACTTCCCGCTCTGTGTCTATGATGATCTCCCCATCGACTGTAGCGTGCATCCAATTTCCATTCACTGAAAATGAACACACGCCTTTTCCGACGATCCGATAAATAGGGCAGCACCTATCAAGCGCATTTAGGATTGTTTTTGACAAACATGTAGAAAAAATTAAATCTCCTCCTGCATCAAGTATTTTGTCCCCGTCTGCAGTAGAAAGATATACTGGAGTAAGTTCCTGTTTCCACTCTACATTTCCGGCTTTCAGGTAGATATACGGATCACAAACAAATTTTGTCTTGAATCTCCCGATCCGCTTCGTGACACGTACGTTTTCCTCTAACTTTACATAAGAGACGCGGTAATAATAATCCGGATCATCGCTGAACACTAAAGGCGCATTTTTAGCAGACAACCATTTTCTAGCTGCCCTCCAAATCTGCGCCCATTCTGTTTCTGCTCCTATATAGTTAAATTCCAGTTCTATTTCTATCGGCTTTCTTCGTTTGTTGTCAATGAGGAGGGTTCCATCACGGCCTTTTATTTCAACTTCTTCGTAGTCGTATTCTGGTGCAGGTATTGTTGGTCGCTCCACAGGCTGCAGGCGTATGTCAGTACAGACAGTATTATTAAATTCTACAGTCCAACTCATACCATCACCCCTTTTGTCATCATTTTACCGGTCTGTTTTTGGTCTATCCTCTTCATTATCAGATCGGTTAATATGTCCATTACCTTTTTATCACCAATATAGATGTTATTTTCCGCCAGCAATGTGATCCCCTCAAACACATCTTTCATAAGGCTGATTAGTTCTTTATTGTTCAACTGGTTTTCTTCCCGTATGTACTGTTTCAGCTTTTCAATAGGCAGCACAGCTTCTTTTCCTGCTTCTCCACCACCCTGCATATTTCCGTTACGGTCCATTCCAAATATTGTAGGCCGGTTCAAGATAGCACCTTCTGCGTTCCATTTTACACTTAATTTTGGCACAGACGGCGGTACAAGGCTGAATTTTCCTTTAATACTGAAAGATGGCATCTTGATCTCCGGGAGTTTCCATTTAAAATCAAAGATACTTTTTATCTTATCAATCGCTTTCTTCACTCCGTTTTTTACAGAATCAAAAATATTGTTGACACCATCTCTGAACCATTCACACTTTGTATATAAAGTTACGAATATACCTATCAAAGCTCCTACCGCTGTTATAACAGCACCCACCGGATTTAGTTTCATGATTCCCCATAGCAATTTTACTCCTGTCCCTACTGTTTTTGTTGCCCCAACCACTTTTCCAATACTTGATATCACTGTTCCTATAATCACAAGTAATGGACCAATTGCTGCAACTACACCCGCAACGGTAATAATTGTCTTTTTCTGTGAATCATCCAAACTGTTGAACCAGTTTGTGAATTCTCTTATCTTTTCTGTAACAATCTGCATAATATCCGCTATCGCTGGCATTGCTGTTTCTGCAAGGTCTTTCCCCGCAAGCTTTAAATTCTGCATTGCAACTTTTGCCGCATCTGCTCCGTCGTACATTTCACCCCATGTTCCCTCTAATTGCCCGCCGGAATTATCAATCACTTGCATGAACTCCTCAATACTGAACCTTCCTCCTTGGATAGCGTCTGCAAGGTCCGGCCCTGCCTTTGTTCCAAATATTTCAATTGCCTTTGTCGTGGCACTTGCAATATCTGGACACGCTGCAATTTCATCCAGTGTTTTCTTAAATTCCTCCCCTGCATCCTTTCCCGCTGCTGCCCAGTTTGAAATTGATTTTTTCATTCCGGAAAAAGCGGTTTCCGTATTCACGCCAGCTTTTTCCCATTGTGAGAATATGGCAATAGATTCCTGGGTTGTAAACCCTAAAGCACGCATTGGTGCACCGTATTTTGCAAGATTTTCTGTCAACCTATCCATTGCTATTCCGCTTGCCTGTGAAGCGGCTGTAAGCTGGTCCATTACATTCCCGTATTCGGATGCATCTATACTGGCATCTCCCATATAGCGCGAAACGTCTTGTACAGCAGTGGATACGTCCATATTATTAATTTTTGAGAATTTCAGAAATTTTTCAGAACAATCTTCTAAGGCTTCACCCGTAAATCCGAATCTCGTATTTACGTCAGCGATCGCGGAAGAGACCTCTTCTGCGTCCGCTGGAAACCGGCCATATACAGTGTCAAAGCTTTCATTCAGCTTTGCAAGATTGTCCCCCAGTGCACCGGTCCCTGTGGCAATATTGTCATATGCACCGTCAATTTCATTCCAGGCTACCATTGCCGCCGTTCCTGTTGCTAAAATAGGGGCTGTCACCTTTTTTGACAAATTTTTCCCTGCCTTTGTAGCCTTATCTCCCAAATCAGTGAGCTTTTTTGCGTACTCCTCTATTTGGGCAGAACCGCTTTTAAGTTTATCATTTACCTCCTCCAATCCCTTTTTATAATTGTTCAAAGAGGCTTCTGCATTGTTAAGCTGGTCCTTCTTTTTCTGGATTGCAGTTTCATTCCTTGCTTCTCCTGCTTCCAGTTTTTCCAACTGCTCCGCGCATTTTTCTGATTTTGAACTATAATCTGCAAGTCCTTTTTCTGCTGCGGCTAATTGCTCTTTTTTCTTCTGTATTGCATCGCTGTTCTTAGTTTCATCCTTTTCCAGCTCTGCAACTTCCTGTTTCAGTTTCTCACACTTCTGACGGTAATTTTCTGTTGCTTTCTGTGTTGCTTCGAGCTGTTCACGCTTTTTAGCGATCTTCTCGGTATTCTTCCCTACACCGTCCGTCAGCTCTTTCAGCTCACCTTCCAGCATTTTAACCTTATCAGAATAATCCTTTGTTTGCTGCGACAGGTATTTTTGTGTGTCCCTTAATTTGTCAACAGATTTTGTGCTGTCATCCCATGTGGATTTTGCAAGCTTGAATGCGCTCCTGTTTTCCTGTATAGATGCATTTACTTCTTTCAAACTTTTATTAAAGTCCACACTTCCATCCGCCTTAAAGACAAGTCCGACGCGCTGTAATTCGTCAGGCATCTATCTCACCTCCGCTCTGTTGCATCATTAAATAATACGAAAAACATTCACTGAAAAAAAATGGGCATGAGTTTAAAAATTCTTCTTCACTCATTCCCATCTGTTTCGCAGCTATCATGTATGCAGCCCAGTCTATTTCCGCCTCTGATTCTGCATATTCCGTTTTGCATCCTGTTTTTTTTTAAAGTCATCCATTTTTTTCATGAACTCGCTCAAAAGCTCGTCAATAACATCGGTGTCCATGGGCATAAGCTCCATAGCTTCATTTTGTGAAACCGTCTTGCCATTGGAACGCATGATCACATAAATCAATTTGGCTGCAAGCTCCATACCCTCATTATCCGTCGGCTTACGTTTCCCGATTTTTTTTATCATTCTGTCTGTCCCTGTTTTCTGCAAATAGTAGAGAGTTCCAAAATTTATGTTCACAGGTAGCCTGCTCCCATCCGTCAACTCTATATATTGTGTTTTCATCTATTTCACCTCAATTCCCTGCCGGGGTTCCTCCGACGGCTGTGGCAAGGTCTTCTTTTGTTAGGATTGGTTTTGTGAAAAATTTCTCCTCTGTCAATCCTGCAGGCATGTTCATGTCAGTCGAAACTTTTGCAACAACATCCCCGTTAGAATTAAATGGGTATGCCTTAATCTTTATAGTATCGTTCTGTTCTGCTGCCTTTTCTTCACTTGTGGATGTATCGTCACTGTTCTCTGTCAGCTTACATTTTGGATACCAGTCATAACGCACTTTCCCACCTTTCAGCGCTACGACCTTTCCATATGCAAAATACGGGCGTTTTCTCCCACCTCCTGAAAGAATCAGACCGCCCTCGTCTACCAAATCTCCGCGCATCTTTGCAAGTATTTCATCTGTGATTCCGACAACTTCCTCCTCAATATCTACAGATGAGATGTTAGTATCACTATCATAAATACTTCCTGATGCATAAACAGGTTCTGATCCTGCATTTTCTGTTATTTTTACAGATTTTACAGTAGCCTCTCTTGTAACGTCAGGTTCATATTTATTTGTCCAATCACCATTGTCATCCGCTACATTAAAGCAAAAATACTGTGCACCGACAGTCTCTTTACGTGACGGTTTGCTTGTCTTAATTCCCATCGTTTTTCCTCCTAACCAAATAATTCTTTTATCATCAAATTGTTATACGTTCCTTTATTTCTTTCAAATGTAGGCCGCACATGTGGGCTGCCCTTTGGTGCCCTATGCGTACCTCGCTCTACCATTGGTCCGTAATATTTCCCCCAGCCCACTTCTATTTC